TGCTTTTTCCATACCTGGTTGACATTTTAACATTAGAGTTTCCATTGCAATATCCGAATAACATGCATAAGTGTTAATTACTTGTCCATCAATTTCTGGTTCATAGTATCCTAATAATTGCTCGTAAGGAGAAATATATTTTTGTTTTAGACAAGTATCATAAACTTGTTTTTTCATTAAAAAATAATTGTAAAGAAAATTAGCTAAGTTCTTATCGATTGCTTTTCTAATAATCGTATATTTATCTTTTTTAAAATTCATATTAAAAATAATTAAAGTTTATAACTATCCTTCTTTTTTGATCTGTGCAAAGAGAACTAGCATGTGGTTTATGTGGATCAAAGAATACAACTCTATTTTCTTTTGGTTTTACTTTTTTATTCTCAAAATGTGTTTCTCCGTTATTATCGTTTATATAAAATAAACAACCTTTATGTGGAAAGTCATAATCAACATGAGTTTCATGTTTTCTTTTCTTATCAACGTTTACATACATTCCTGCTTTTATTCTTATAAGTGCTTTACAATTAATTTTTTTTAAAAATCTTTTCCATATTGAAAAATGATTACTGTTTTGAAAAGCTTCTGGACTATAAAAAACATGAGTAAAATAAAAATAATTTTTTGGATCATTTTTATCTGTAATGCAATTATTATAATACCAAGGAAAATTATCGCTAGAGATAAATTCTTTTAACTCATTAAAGTATTCAGGATCTAAAAAATTATCAATAACTTTAAGCATCTGCAACTATCTCTTTTGGAAAAGCTTGTATGTTAAAATGAATAAATCTAAAAGGATGTAATCCATAGTCTACTGTAAACTCGTGCTCTAAATAACCAGGAAACATTACAAGAGTTCCTACTTTTGGTTTAAAGTGAACTAGTTCTGTTGCATGACATATACCAATGTCGGGTTTCATTCTTAGCTTGGTGGCTCTCGCACCAGATCTTGGATCATGAAAAACTGGAATAGAAGTTTTATCACTGCACTTTAAAAAGTAAAAACCTGATACATGTTGATTCCAATGTATGTGAGCAGAGTGATGCCCCCCACCTTTTTTAGCAAACTCCTGTACCCACATTTCAGTATACATGTTAACGTAATGGGACATGTCAACACCTTGATAGTCTAAAAAATCCCAAGCCTTTTGACCAATATAATTTCTTAAATCTTTAAAATTAGTATCACGAGTAAGAGGTGTTGAGTGATAGCTTATTCCAAAGTCACCTGCTTTTTTAATATGTTCTTTTTCTCTTTTTCTAGCTTCTTTTATATACTTGTTAGAAGCTTTATTTAAATCAGTTACAAACTCAGGTTTGTATTCAACCCATATTGGGGTTTTAAAGTAATCTACTTTTTCCATTTATTTTTCCTTTCATGTATACGCATACTACTTTTTATTTTTTTAAAGTCAAATAATTTTACTGATACGGGTATCCTAAGTTCCATACAACTAATGAATATCTAGTTCCGCTTGTAACAGGTTTTACTCTATGCCAAACAAAAGAGGGAAATACTACAATAGATCCTTTGGGTAATATTTGTTTTACCTGTACCACATGTTTTGATGTATCTCTCATGTGAGGATCATAATTTCTGTAATCAAATTCTAACTCTCCCCCTTCATATTCTGAACCATCAGTTAATTGACAAGTCATAGATATTTTTCTAATTTTTCCGTGTTCATTAGGATGATTTGGTTTGTTATAAGGTCTGTCCCAAGAATCACAATGCCAATCATAATGTTGATTTAATTTATATTTTGTAAATTGACAAGCTTCAGATTGATCCCAATTAAAATTCCAACCAGCATTTTTGTTTGCTATATTTACATATGGATGTATCTCTTTATATATCCAAGGATCATTAAGCCATACAACATCAGAAGATCTTTTATGTTTTAAATTTCTTATCTCATCTTTAGTTAATTTTTTATCTTCAAGACCTCCTGTCCTAGCCATTCTTTCTTCTTTCGATAAACCATATTTAATTATGTCGTCACAAAGTCTAGGTGGGATTGCGGATGTAAAATACCAATAATAATTAAATAAATTCATATGTTATGGTTTGTATAAAATTTAAATTATTTTTTTGATCATTTATAACTTTGTATGAGTTTGTAGCTGGTAACATGACAAAGTGATTATTTTTTAAAGGTATTGTGTGTGACTTACCTTTTCTTCTGTTATCATCATAAAAAATTTTAACTTTACAATCTTGAACATTAACTCCATATAACAATGTAAAGTCAGCAGAGTTTTTTAAATCAGTAGGATCAACGTTTAATAAAAACGTTTCTTTTTCTAAAGGTTTATAAATATTCCCCCATGTATCTTTATTTACTAATTGTAGCTTATGTTTAAGATTAAGATATTCTATAATGTATCTGTTTAGTTTATCCCAAGTCGGAGAAAATAAAAATTTATTGTTAGTTAAATCAGAATATAAAATTTGATTAGATAAAAAAACTGTATCTATCTCCCAATGTTTTGGCATGTTAACTTCACCAAAATATAAAGCTTGTTCAGTTAATACTTTCTTTTCCATTCTAAAAAATTTATATACTAATTATATATAATTTCAATATTAATCAAAAGTTTCAGGACTATCGAAATGATTTAAAAGGTCC